CATCCGAATCGTCCTCGTCCTCTGACTCCTCCACCTTCTTGGGTGCAGGCGCAGGCTTCTTTGCCGGCGGAGCAGGCTTTGCTGCACCACTTGGCTTGAAACTTGCGCGAGGAGCCTCGTCCTCTTCATCCAAGTCTACATCTTCGGCTGAAGCCTTACGCGGAACTCCCGCGTCAGACAATCCCATCACCACATCGTAACGGGTCTTCAGTTCCTCAAACGACTTGTGGGTGTCAGAAGAAGTAAACTCCTTGAGAGAGTACTGCTTCTTCCACAACGCCTCCAACTTGGCGTCATCTCCATCGAAGAGTTCAGATGGGGCATCAAATTCGCTCTTGTCGTAGTTGATGTATCCCGCTACCTTACGGATCTTAAGTTTGAAGTCTGCACCCTTCCAAAAGTCGAAAGGATTGATAGGCTTCTCGTCTTCAAACTCAGGTTGCATTGCCTGCACAATCTTGTCGTGAATCTTCTTACCGTACTTGAACAGGAAAACCTTTCCTTCGTTGTGCGGTGCAGATGGATCACTCACCACAAGCACATTGGAAACATAGTGCAGGCGGCGCTTACGCTGACGGGCGATATCCTTATCACCCTCATCTCCGCTGTTCCACAGACGCGAGTTGGCCTCGCAAACAGGACACTTCTTACCTACCGTGGTTGGACAGTTCTCAATGAACCATCCACCAGGACCTTGGAAACCGTGAGTAAAGCACCGTGCCCACGGAATGTCCTCTCCGTCTACTGGAGGCAGAAATCGAATAACAGCATAGCCGTTACTTGACTTGTCCAGTTCAGGACGCCAAAATCGGTCGTCCTTGTACGAATCGCTACCCTTCTTGGCTAGTTTGTTGAGTTCTGAACTCAGTTTATCAAACCCACCACCTGATGACTTCTTAAGATCCTTGAATCCCATGTTTCGTTTCCTTTCTTGTTTCGTGTAAACGATGTGTGAAGTATACGGTATCTATAGAGCAAGTCAAGCCTTCACACCGCGCTTGCTTACTTTTTCCTGCAACAGTTTTCTAAACTTGGTTGGCTTGGCACAAACAGATACAAATGGCTTGTAGCGCATGATCTTTCTGTAGAACACAGACCAACTGAAATCTCTACTCAGTTTCTTGTTGGCTTTGGGCATGAAACCCAAGATGCAATCCAACAACACCAATGACTCTATGTGAATCTCTCCTCTTAGCCACATACGAACCACAGGTGGGTACTGTATGGCGTCTTTAGGAGTACACGGATACGGTGCAGCAACGAACAGCGAATCAAAAGACATATCATGCTGTTCAATGTGATTCAGCATGAACTCGCAGTCTTGCCCAAATGTATATGTGATGCTTTCCTGTGTTCGCTTCCATTCGTTGTACACCTGATCGCATTGTGAATCGAATGCGTCACCAATCCACAACTGATCGTTCATCAGGAAGTTGGATACAAAGAACTCCAGTAGTTCTTGCTCATTGTACTTCTTGGCAAGTTTCTCAAAGAAGTATCTGTCCGTGCGTCTTTCAAATGTTTGACTGCTGGCTCTTGTCTTTCCACCGTACTTAAAGTAGTCGTAACTGTCTTGAGTGAAATGGCTCTTCACCGCAAGATACAGTTTGTATGCTGTAAAACCGTTGGTTTTCATTTGGTATCCAATACTTCAACTATCAAATCCTTGAACATTTGCTTTCCATTACAGAGATATCGTTCAGACCTGAATCCTGTCATCGGGTCTGTAGACTGTATAGATTGCAAAGCACTTCTGCTATTCAAAACTGTCACTATTCGGTCTATAGATGTTCGCATAGTGCTTTCGTTAGTAGTGTCGTATACGAGATATGAAGCAGGATTGAATTCTTCTCCTATTGTAGGCGATCCCCAATAGATCGGAACACTATCCACTAGTAGTGCTTCATATAGTTTTTCTGTAGTATAGTATGGTATCCTTGTGTTTTCGCACGCGAATACCATATCGTAGTTGGAGATAAATGCAATCTTGTCGGTGACAGGTTTAGAGTCAGATAAATTGTTGAGTACTGGACCGCCGCTATCGCATATTCCCATGTTGACTAAACTTTCGAGTAGCACAAATCTCTCCATACAATACCCACTTCCATTGGATACTACCGCTGCAACTCTTCCGTTCTTGGTTGGGCGACGAAATCTCTCTCTCATTTCCAAAAATGAGGAACATCCATAGCGAGTCTGATACATCAAGTTATACATGGCATATAGTGGCCATCTAACCATTACTTCATTGTTTTTCCCACAATAGCATTTGTCGTCTAGGAGTGGCATATCTCTGTACACCCCACGCTTATCAAAGCCAATGAATCCGTCCGCTTCTAGTATTTGAAGTGGATCGTCTGCTTCCTGATTAAACTGTATCAGTTTTGTTGCCTTATCCACTCTTGGATCATGCCCTCTCCACAAAGAGATTAGCAGATCGTATCGTAGTTCGGGAGTGTATCCAAGAACTATATCACTAGACGGATAGAGTTCTCTCACTAATGATGCTAATGGTAGTACCTTTTCTAGATTCTCTTGGGTAAGATGAACTAATCCAGTAGAAGTTGGTATTCTAGAAAATGGATTGATGAAACCTATTCTCATATGGGTAACTTCGCAGTCGTTGGTAGCAGATTGATACTCTCTCCCTCTGCTCTGATCTTTTCTATGATTGGCTTGGACAAGTACTTTGCTGCCTGCTCAGGGTCTATTCCCATTTCCTCACACACAGCAAGAATGCTTTCAATGTAGCCATTCTTATGCTTTGCTATGTGCCTATCTAGTCTCTCAAGAAACTGCTTCTGCGTGACTAGCATTAGCGCCTCCGTTGGTGAGATGTTCTAGACTACGGATGATTTCGACAAAACTATCCACACCCTGCTTGCTGAAGTAGCGCGGAGGATCGTCAAAGAAGGTAGACTCAGGAACCTTCAATGCAGTCATTGCAGACACCAGGCGCTCGTAGTTGTCCGTGGTTGTCCTGACCATGCCAGCATATGCTCCGCGTAGGCGAGGATACTTGGCAATAGACATCTTGTAGAAGTTGCAAGCAATCTGACTTGCTTCAGCGGCAAGTTGATCCTTGTTTTCGTTGTCAGACTTCATAAGTTGTTCTGCTTGCCACTCAAAGAAGTTACCCGCAAAGACTGCTGCCTGACCCGCTTCTGCTAGCCATGTACTCTTGTCGTACACCTTTCGCAAGTAGTCCAAACAGGCAGGGTCTTTTCTGAAATACAACTGCCGACCGTAGTAGTAGTGTCTGGTCCAGTCCTCGGGATACTCGACAGTATCCATACGCATCAACTCTAGAATTCTATCGTTGTCGTGGTTCTTTCCAACATCATCAGGATGATCTACAAAGTGTGGGATGGTTACTTGTATTCCCTTTTCATCGGAAAGCAGGTGTTCGTGGAATCTATACTTCCACTTTGCTTTACCTGGCTTCCAAATGCAAGCGCGTGGGAACTTGTGTCCAAACTTGGTTCTGTGGAAAATGCTAACAACACCAATCCTATCGGGAACCTTCTGAAGTTTCCACCGCAACTCTCTACCTTTCTCTAGTACTTCATCTGCATCGAACATTGCTATCCATGTTGCAGAGCCTGCGTTTGCAAGTTCGACTGCGCTATTTCTAGCGGCAGAGAATGAATCTGGCCAGGGCATCGTATGCACTTCTGCACCAAGTTGTGTTGCTACTTCCACCGTATTGTCTGTACTTCCAGTATCGACAATCACAACGCGATCAGCAAATCCATCAAGACTCTTCATAAGCCTTGGTAGTGCTTCTGCCTCATTCTTAGCAATGAAGACTGCTACAACATTGAAGTTTCGTAAGGCGCTTAGATGCTGCTGTATCGCCTTTCCTTTTTTCAGGCGCTTCTTCTGCATCTGCTTTTCTTTACGCTTCTGTGGTTTGCTCATTCTGTACCTCAATCATTTTGATGTAATCAACAACCATATCCGTGAGTTTGTATTGCGGTTTCCAACCAGTTGCTAGGCTTATCTTGTCCGTGCAAGCAAGAAGTTTAGGAGGATCGCCAAGTCTTCGATCAACAAATCGCCATTTCAGTTTATCGCTGTGCTTTGAGAATTCATTCAGTACTTGCAGAACCGAATAGCAATTTCCTGTACCCAAATTGAACGCGCCTACTAGGCCTTGTTCCATTGCAACAATGTGTGCCCTGGCTAGATCGCTCACATGAATGTAATCCCGTTGAGCGGTTCCATCCTCGGTGAAGTAATCCTTTCCGTACACCAACACTTCGGGTATCTCGCCAGTGATTGCTCTCATGCAGGTTGGAAACAGATTGGTCTTGATTTTCCATTTGGCGTCCTTGACTCTCTGTAGAGGATCATTACCAACAACATTGAAATAGCGCAGCGCACAACCCCTGATACCTGATGCAATCATAGCATCACATAGCATGGTTTCAACCATCTGCTTTGATTTTCCGTAAGGATTTATCGGAGACAGTTGATCGGTTTCTCTGCTACAGTTTCCAGTACCACCACCGTATACTGCGGCAGTACTGGACAAGATGAACTGAGGAACTTTATGCCGCACACAGGACTGCAACACATTCAATGAACCGTATGTGTTGTTGTGATAGTACTCTAATGGCTTTTGTACAGACTCAGGCACAGAGATATCTGCTGCCAGATGTATGCAAGCGTCTACCTTTCCTGCTCTCCAAAAGACTTCATCTAGATTGGCAGAGCAAACATCGTATCCGTACTTTGTAGGAATGTTGAGCCTAGAAAGAGCAGGCCAATCACGATCAACCCCGACTACATCATAGCCAAGATCAAGCAACTGGATGCAAACATTTGCACCAATGTATCCCGCCGCGCCAGTAACCACCACGCGCTTCAAGACAACCACCTACTCCAAATAGTCTTGTGGTACTCGTCTGCAATCTCTACAAACAGCAGACCTTTCTTTGGAGCAACGGGATGTGATCGCAGTTTCATGCTTGCCTCAGATGGGGTTCTGTTGCTTTTCTTTGCATTGCACTTTTTGCAAGACACTACAACATTTGTCCATTCGTGTTTACCGCCACGAGACTTTGGGAACACATGGTCAATGGTAACTCGCTCTCCGCTTACATGACATCCGCAGTACTGACACTCGTTGTTGTCTCTGCGTGTAATGTTCCGTTTGCTAGGCCTTGCTAGTCGATACGGAATGAACACATAGTTCACCAACACCAATGCAGACGGTAAGCGAAATACGCCAGAGCCAGTCTTGATATCGTAGCAATGCTCGTAGTTAAATGGCGTTCGCGCCTTACCCTGCATAAGCATGGTTACAGCACGCCACCAATCAATGACTCCGATGATTTGCTCAGATGCGTTTAGTAACAGTACTTTCCTATCTTCAGTTAGCGTATCCATTCTTGATCTCCTCAATGACCTCTTCGGGATCAAACTCTGAGTAGAACTCGTCAATGCGTTCCTTTAACTCAGGAACAAACTTCTTTGGAGATTCTACGAATGCTTGCTCTTCACCTTCGGCACTAACCATCATAATCACAATCTGTGGTACACGAGTGCCAGTCAACTCTTGGAACATGATAGAGTACGCGGTTGCCTGCAAGAAATAGTCATGGCATCCTTGTGTGTCTTTCATTCTCTCCGCAGTCTTAAAGTCGATGATGCTGAGTTTTCCATCGAACTCTGCAACACAGTCTGTGCGTCCAGCCAAGCGCATAAGTCTGCTATGGAGCGGAACTTCAAGACCAACGATTCCGTTCACGAAGGCATCAACCCTAGGCTTCATCTTCAAGAACATCTCTTCAAGTTGTGGTCTACCAAACAAGACCTGAAACGGATCGCGGTTTGAAAGGTAGTACTCCATAGTTAGGTGGAATTGCTTACCTCGCTCAAGAATCATCTTGCTCTTGTCTGCGTTTTCTTCCCGCCACCGCTTCCACTTGTCACGATCACGCCAACCAGTTACAGTTGTTACAGACGGATACCACACCAGTTCACCGCTTTCGCCAGGTGCCTGATAGAACCGCTTACCGTTTACAATCTGATCTTTAAGATTGGGCAACTCAATCAAGTTCTGGCGGAAATTGCCTACGCCATATGTCTTAGTCTTTTGCATCATGTAAGTCTACCACCGTTTACGCTAAAGTCAAATCATCCAAACCGATCTTTGAGTCTTTGTCTAGTTCCGTCAAATCTTGGCGCCTTCTTTGCTATCTCTTTCATTCGATCACGAAAGCCAGCGTCCAAGTTTCCTACACCCAACGGGTCCATTCTGCTGTCCATTGCAACATTGTACTCTCCCCACGCCGTCTGCTCTACCTTGCCTTTCTTGTTACAGTTTGGACAAGGCTTTTTGCAGGGTTTCTTGTGGTCTGCCATCTTGCAGAACTCTTCAAACTTATGTTCGCAGGAATGGCACACATACTGATAGATGGGCATAGTGTTCCTTAAGCGTAGGGTTTCTTCACATCCAGACTACCCTTATTTAGTAGAGCGGCAGTCTCTTTTTCCTGTCCTTTGTCTGCATCAATCACAGGCATATCTTGGCGGGGAGGAGCGCCAGCAGGAGGTTTCTTTGCTTTCAAAGCGTTGTAACGCTTCTTCAGTTCTGCTTCACCGCCAATGCTTTGCAACCACGCTTGCGCTTTAGCCTTGTCGTAGTATTTGGGAGAGGTGTACTTGCCTTCATTGATTATTGCAAGAGCATCCTCAAATTTGGAATCGTACAGATTGATGTCTCCCCCGCCAGGATTGCCTCGGCGTGGATTGTTAAACACCTCTCCCAAGACTCGCAGCACAGGCACCAAGTCTCCAATGCTTAGATTTGCTTTCAGTCCTCCAACAGTTGCACTAGGATTCGATAGCATGGTTGCTGCCCATCTGTGGTGGCCGTCAAGAATGTAGTTATC